GTTTACTCAACCTTTCATAAAGGATTTATCATGGCCAATTTGTTTGCTTCAGCTGTAAACTTTAACAACGTTATAATTGTTAAAGTCTCGTATCCCGATGGCTCTGTTGTGCCGGTTGACATCTTTGTTAGATGTAAGCCTCACATACAGGAGGTTCTCGGGGCTACTTCAGTAAAACGCTGCAAGCTGGTCATGGATTCCTTCTATGATTGGTTGTCTGATGCATTTGAGCAGTCTGAAAAGGATTGCTACCCAGTTAATGGGTCCTTCGTCGTCAACAATCTCAAAACCGGCCAAATCCGAGTGTTTGTAGCTAACTCGGGTGACGCGGTTCATGAGCAATTGATGGCAGGCAACGTGTTGGAGATCGTTGACAGCAGTACTACTGAGAAAATCAATAGTATTGCTGCGCAAAAAGCCCAACGCTCAAGCGAAGCTTACCAGAAATGGCAAGCAATAGAAGCAGACGATCACTCGGCTTATTGTGAGCCGCAAACTGTTTCACCCGCTCCAAAATTGCCACAGTGGGAGGCCGTTCGATGCGTTGAACGGGATCTCTTCGCTGTTGGTGATCAGGACCACTTACGTAAGCCGGTCAGGCTTATTCAGTGGAAGGATGGCAGTAAGACAGAAATCGTCTGGGAAGAGGACAGCAATGCCCTCACCAGCGCTCTTGATTTTGGCGCAACTTCAAACCTCCTATCGGACCAAACGATTGAAAAATTGTTTGGCACCCGTAGGCGTAAGAAGTCTTCTAATCAGTAATAGTAAACAGCACGGTGCGTTTAATACGGTGCACATAATAGAATGATTGACAGAAAGGAGTCCTTCAGTGTCAAACAGACCTAATCGCCGCTCTCCAGAAAGGTTAGCGCTAACACTATTGATACGTGTTATATTGCTAATCATCATGGCTCGGCTTGGGTACGTCAGCACTGATTACCTCCTAGAATTTCTGTTGAACCCGTCTATCATGGTACCGCATGAGCGTCGCGTAACACGCGATTCTCGCTCGGACGAATACTCCGAGTCACTTGCATCAGGGAGAGTCCAGAAATGGCGTCTCTAGCGATGCAGGAGTGGGGAACCTTAGTGCGAAAGCTTGGTGTTTTACGATCAAGCGGCCCGTCACTTCGTACTGCAGTGTCGGTTGAGTTTCTCATTATCCGTAACGGAATTAGGGTTGAAGGGCTTTTCATAGCTGACGTTCAGTCAGAACTAGAGATTCCCCATTTCTTAATTTCCGGCGGAAAACAGGACTCGATCAAGATGCTCACCTACGTTCAGTGGTTCGAGGTCGGTGGTCAGATTAAGCAATTGCGGCGGCTCAAAACGGTGTGGCCACATGTCTTTAGTCAAGGCAAGTGGGATTTCACACAAGATCCAAAGAAGGTTTTGTTTTACCTTCCGGAAGACTTTCTGACTGATGGGCATGTAGACGAATCTCGTCTTACTCGCCCCTTTCAGATGTTCGAGTCGCTTGGTTCTTTATCTCCCCGCTTCACACATACATTCGTGTGGGCGGCGCGGAGCCTGAGGTTGAAATCTCGGGCTCGGCAAATTACTACACGTGATAGACTATCACGTTCTGGACTTCCTCATTCTCGTCCAATAAACGAGGATGTGACTCAGACCTGGAGTTATCGCCAGTATTACCAAATCGGTAGCAGTATTATTATTAATGCTACCGGTTCTGTTGTAATACCTTGGGTAACTTACAGGAATCGAACGCGGACCAATACGCCAAACTTTTTCAGACTAAGGAAGTCTGAAAGGCCTATAAATCCGTATTCGCTAACTGAGATCATCACCAGACCACGCATGGGATATCAGCGATGTTTCCACAGCGCTAGCGACTCAGAGTATTTCTGGGCCGCCCCGTGTGAATGGGCAGTAGTATTGCCAGGCGGGGACTTTGGCAGTCCCTCTGAAGCGGAAAATCGGGCGTTTGCACGACTGATCGATGAAATGGGCAATGAACCGTTTGGTTTAGCCCAGGACCTCGTCCAGCACCGACAAACGACAGATCTTATAACCTCCAACCTCACTCGAATAGCGAAAGCTTATCGAGCTGTCCGCAACCGTCAGTTCAAAGTTGCGGTTAAAGAGTTGTTTGATAACAGACCTCCGAGATATCGAAAGGGTGCAAAGGAACCATCGTGGTCGCAGAACGCTGCCAGTAATTGGCTCGAACTGCAATACGGCTGGAAACCTTTGCTTTCCGACATCGACATCTTAATTCGTAAGGTCCATATCAATTTTAGAGATTATCTCCGTGTAGCTCGCTCGTCTGCAAAAACTTCGACAACATCGTCTACTGCGGTATCGGGCCCGTTTAACGTGTCAATTCAAGGTGTTTCACCTTATACTTGCGGCTATATCAACCGTAAGCTTGACATAAAAGTTAAATATGGCATTCGATACCGTTTGACGAACAAAGATCGACAGTTCCTTGCGCAGGCCGGTTTTACCAACCCCATTAATTTAGCATGGGAGTTGTTACCGTACTCTTTTGTGGTTGACTGGATTTATCCTTTGGGTCCGTACCTCGAGCGCCTCTCGGCGTTTGAAGGGCTGACTTTTCAGGATGGATATAAATCCACATTCCGCAGGGAGTCTACTACTGTTGTCCTCTCCGATTCACGTACTGTAAACGGATGGGATCTGTCGATCTCATTTGGCACAGAACGGGACTACGTGTACTTCACACGTGAGAAGTTAACTACTTTTCCTCGAGTCCCGTCCATAGCCTTGAAGTCACCTATTTCGGTGACTCACGCCCTGAACGCGCTTGCGCTTGTTCGGACAGCCTTCGGAGACGGTGCTAATACACAGAAACGGTTCAGAAACTGAACTATAAAGGAGTTAGAAATGCCTGCAATTGCAGATATTAAAACGTCAACTATCCTTACCGCAACTCCCGTCGTCATCACGACTTCGGCCACGGTAGGTGTAGATACGACGTTCTCCCCTGATGTGATTACGCCGGAAGGCGTAGCTCGTTGGGTTTCCCGAGCCAGCGGCATCATCGTTGGTTACCCAGAGGTCACGATGTCTGTTCGCGCCCCAGTTCGGGGCTCCAACAACTATAAAGTGACCATGGTTGTCTCAATTCCTACCCTTGAGACGCTAGGGACCAGTACGGCCAGCGGAATTCTTCCCGCGAACCTTGTTGGTTACCGATGCGTTGCGAGGCTGGAATTTACACTACCAGTTCGTAGCACGTTGGCTGAACGGACTATTTTGTTCAACCATGTGCTCTCACTAATGCTGACGACTATTACAGCAAGCGACGCGGCCCCTTCCGATGCAACTGGAAGTCCGCTTAGCGCTGCCGTAACGACGTTAGCAAACGTGTACTAAGGATAGAGTTAGTCCTTAGCAACTTAGTGGAGACTACACCATGCATTCTAAGAAGTATGGTACCAGCGGCTCTTCGAGCTTGTCTGGATTTCGGGTTCCTCGCGATGTAACATCACGAGCTATTTTAGATTTTCTGCAATCACTTGACACCCCTCGAAGTCTGGCGATTGCCCTCCTGTATAAGGCGGGCGAGTATCGTCAGATCACGGAGTTGTCAGTGGATCCGCTCAGTTATAATAGCTGGACGGACTTTCGCGATTCGTATGCGGCTACTCAATTACTGTCAAAATTCCAAGATTTTCCTGGAGTTAATGATAAGCGTGAGCGTGCCGTGACGAAGTTCCTTGCAAAGGAGTCTTCTTGCCGCGAAACCAATAAACGTCTCTTGACCTTGAGAAGTCAGAACTATCAACATTCTGACTTAGCGCCTATCCTTTCCAGGATGGCGTTTAAAATCTCTAAGTTATTGGGGGACGTTAATGGACAGGAAATCTTTGATAACTGCGACTGGGGGCCTGGCGCATCGACATTAGTTCCAAGTCGAATTGCCAGCAAACCACATAAGTTCCAATATGAAACTGGAATAACCCGCAGGTTGTATGATCTTCTTTGTCCCAACTCTTCGATGGCTATTCTAGGGGGTTATTCGCCCTTGTGGAGCCATCGGTTACAAGAGTTTGCCTTTCCGAAGTTTCAGAGAGGCAACAAAGTTGTCACCGTTCCGAAGAACTCCGATATCGACCGCGTTATTGCCATAGAACCAGGGTTAAATATCTGGTTCCAAAAAGGCATTGGCGCGGTTTTACGTCGAAAGCTCCGGAAGTGGGGTGTCGATCTTGATGACCAGTCAGCAAACCAGGAGTCGTCTCGTGTTGCAAGTAGAGACGGCCTCTTGGCCACTGTTGACTTCTCGTCAGCAAGTGACACTATATCGTATCAGCTAGTACGTGAGATCTTACCAGATCCTTGGTTCGAGCTTATGTGCTGCGCCCGATCCGATAGCGGTAGTCTAGACGGTACTCAAATTACTTGGGAGAAATTCTCAAGTATGGGTAACGGATTCACTTTCGAACTGGAGTCCCTCATATTTCATGCACTTGCTTCTATTTGTGCTGAAGATACTCGTTGTTCAGTTCAGGACGTGAAAGTCTATGGGGACGATGTTATCATCCCTGTTCAAGCTCTAGACGCCTTCGCCTACTATTCAGAGCGCTTAGGGTTTTCATTTAACTTTCGGAAAACCCACGTAGCCTCGCCTTTTCGGGAAAGCTGCGGCGCGCACTGGTATGGCGGTAACGATGTAAAACCCATATTCTTGAAAAAGAATATTGACTCGATTCAAGCAGTTTATCGCTTCGCGAATAACGTTCGTCGCCTTAGCCACAGAATGGGAGTTAACTCATTTTGTGACGATCGGCTTCAAGCGTTGTTCTATCGCCTCACTCATGTGGTCCCGAGCCGTTTTAGGTTTTGGATCCCAAATGGGTTTGGTGATGGCGGTTTCATTGGAAATCTTGATGAAGTCGCCCCGCGTCGTGCCTCTTACAACTTCAAAACCCTCTACTACGAGGGTTTCGTTGTTAAGCACGTCGTGAATCGCAGTATTACTACTGACGTCAGCTATGTCGGTCTACTACTAGATCAACTTAGTCGGTTAGATGGCTCGCAAAAGAAAAGGCCTGTCCGTAAGGGCAATAAACCTTTTCTAATAGAGTCTGAACCATCGGTACGTTGGACACGGAATTCTGTGTCTACGAGAGACCGCACGAAACCAGTTATTTCCACTGGAATCGCACCTGAGTGGTATAACCTGGGACCCTGGATGTAATTCAGGGTCTTTCCGAGGAGAAGTTTCCTTCCTCTGGGGGTCATTTGAC